GATAGTATCAAAATCACCTAATGCACCAGCTCCAGGAGCAGCGGCACCAGCAAAATCATTATATACATTACCTCTATTTTCTATAGCAGCAAATAAACCTTCAGAACCGTCTAATGCAGAACCAGCTCCTTTTTTCTCAGCTTCAACCATTGCCATTTCAAGATAATCTTCATATCTTAATCTAGTTTCAGACTCAGCTTTTAAATACCATAAGTATCCAGAAGTTCCGTCTTCAGTAGCAACTTCAACCCAACCAATCTGAGCAGTGTCAGAACCAGAAACTTCATAAAAGTCTTTGATTATAATTGGTTTATTTGAAAACTGCGTAAAGTCAGGTGTAATAGCTGTAACTAACTGATCATTACCTACACCACCAGAAATAGCAGCGTTAGCAGCTTCCATACCCTGAGTACCTTTTCCAAATTCAGAACCGTACACAAATATTTTAGCAGCTCCAGCAGCGCCAGCTAAAGACGCCATATTAGCTACTTTGTAAGTATCAATAGTTAATGTGCAGACTCTAGGTGGTCCAGCTACAACAGCGCTAACAGATTTTACTCTACCTTTCAATGTAACTAAACCTTCTGATATAACAATTGTAGATCCAGCTCTAACAGCACAATTTTTGTCAGCTTCTAGTGGAACTGTAATTGTAGTATTTGAAGCGATTGTACAACCATCATACGCGATGTGTAATCTATTTTGCTCAGACCAAATAACTTGATCAGATGACATAGGCATTTCAGCACCTACCATTCTCAAGAAACCTTGTAAAGTACGGTTTCCGTATCTTTCGATCTCTGCTTCATACAACTCAGGAAGATATTGCGCAGCAAAAGAATCAGTATCTCCAGCACCGGCACCACCATTAAATGACAAATAGTTTGTACTTAACGCTTGTTTTTTACCAGCTGGAATTAAGCTTGGAGGAAAAGCTCCTCCGGTTGCAAAACTCATAATTTTTAATTTTAGTTTAAGTTATTTTTCTTGTTTTTATTTTCAACTTAGAACTGTCTACACCGTTTATTGCTTTTACTCTTAATCCATTAATATAAACATCACCAGTAGACGTAGTCCTTGGCTCATTACTTATATTTTTAGATTTTGCCATCATATCTTTAACAGCGTCGGCTTTGCCTTGCTCATAAAAATGATTAGCAATAGTATCAACATTTTGCGCTGCATAAATAGCTTTATGATACCCTTTATAATCTTTAACTTCACCTTTATTATCTAAGAACTTCCCGATTAGGTTAGTAAGATCAGATTGAGCATCTGCAACTTCGCTTGTGTTATTAACTCCATACCTAAACTTCTTTTCACCAATGTTGAAATCAAAACCTTTGAAATCTTGGTTAAAAAAGTTTTTAGTATTAGATTTAAAACGAGTATGCTGTTGTTGCACAGCTTGTTGTTCTTCGTTATATCTATTGAAAAAGTCCATAGCTTTTTGTTGTTCTTGAGTTACGCCCGGCCTCAACTTGATTTCGTCGTAATATTTGCTCTTTAAACCTTCCAAAAAGTTCTTGGCTTTTGCAATTTCTTCTTTATAAGCGAGTTTCTTTTTTCTTATATCTCGCTCTTCATCCACTTCTTCATCATATGAAAAATTATCTTCCATAATAAAAGATATTTCTTCTGAATCTAAATGTGGTTTAGTCTGTTTGTAGTATTCTCTAAGTAATGTATTATTATCTACGTTTGAATAATCAGCATTAATTCTAACATAGTCTTCAACAGTTCCACCAGTTTCTTCCATAAAAGCTACAAGCTTTTCTATATTCTCTGGAAGTTGTTTTTGTTCTACGACTGGTTGTTCTTGTACTGTTTCTTGTACAACTGTTTCCTCTGGTTCTTCTTCAGTAACTTCTTGTATTGGAATTACTTTTTCTTCCTTTTTACTCTCTTCGGTAAGTTCTTCAGTTGTTTCTTCGACGTTTTCTTGAGGAACTTCTTCGCTAGTTCCGGATTCGTCGCGAACAGATACCTCATCTGTGCTTTGCTCTTTAACGGCATCTTCTTCTTCTTTTTTACTTAAATTTACTTTTATTGCTTCCTCTTTTTGAGAAGCTAGTTTTCTAGGACGACCTCTTTTCTTTTTTATTTTAAAGTCACCCTCTTGTTTTACTTCTTCTGACATAATATAATATAATAGTTAATAATTATCTAGGCGTAAACTGCTCTAGACCGAATCCGCCTAATGTGTCACTACCTGCGGATTCAAAGTTTTTTGGTAGTAAATCATTTTTTCTTTGGTCAATTAACTCTGATTGTTGAGTTGCTTGAATTTTAGTTCTTTCGTCTTTTCTATCTTCTTTATAAGCTTCAGCTGATTTTTTAGCTTCTCCTTGAGCTTGCGCTAACTGTATGTTGTATTGAAACTCTTGCTGCATTAGTTGCATTTTAATTTGAGCTTCTCTTTCCATTTTGTTAGTTTCAAACTCTGACTTCATTTTTTCTAACTGTATTTTTTGCTCAGTTAAAACTTGTTGTTTTTGAGTTTCAGCTAAAGCAGCTGCTTCACTAGCTTGTGCATTTGCTTGTGCTTGAGCTTGTATATTAGCTTGCTGCATCTGTTGATCTCTCTCTTGTTTCTTTCTTCTTCTTTGCTTTAACATTTGATTAGCTAATCTTAAATTTTTAACTTCTCTAATATCAATAGCATCTTCAAGATCAATTTGTCCAGCTTGTAAAGCTACTTGTATGTTTTGTTCTAATACTGCTTTTTGTTCTTCATCTGGCTCTAACTCTAAAAATATACCAAAATCATGTACATTTAAATCTATTAAATCATCTAATGTGCCAACGTTATACTTGGATATACTTTGCTCTAATGCTTTTCTAGTTAGTGGAAATATTAAAGAGTCTGCTACTCTTAATGATATATTTTCACAAGTTTTAAGTGTTAAATACAAACTAGATTGAAGTATATGTCTTGTAGCTGTATTACTATTGGCAGCTGCTAATTTTTGTAAACCAACTAAAGCGTATTTATCTGGAGTACTTCCATCTCTAGCTTCGTTAAGTCCGGTCACATCTCTTATCATTTTAAGATAATACTCATATGTTTGTATAAGAGCTTGTATTTTACCTAAACCATTTGATGTAGCTAACTCTTGTATAGGTACTTTACCTGGATTCATGCCACCGTCTTGCGTCATTGATCTACCTACAATACTACCAGTTTGGAAATACATGTTTAATGCTTCAGCTGGATTATAGTTTGTACCGTTACCAAGATCAACTTCTGCTAGACCGTCAACGTCCATAAACACACCATCAGGAACTACTCTAGACATTACCTGTTGCAGTTTTAAGTGTGTAAGCTGTATCATATCAGCAAACGTAGTTATTCTGCTTACGATTGACTCTATACGGCCTTTATATAACCTTGGTGCTACTATATTATAATTCATATTAACTTTAGTAATATCAGCATTTGGTCTTGTCATGTTTTCTGACATTCTCCAATCTAGCATTTTTTCATGCCCTAATATCTTAGCTCCTGTGTACAAAGTTTCTATCGATCTAAAAGCTTTTTTAAAGTTTTCACTTTCTGGTGGATCAAATGTATCTGTTTTTTCTATAGCTTTTTCAAGTCCATTTGTACCTTTTTTTATTTTAAAAACTTGGTTAGTATAAGTTTTATATTCAAAATAAAGTACTTGTACAGTTTGATCATCATATCTACCACTCCAGTTTCTAGTGTAGTTTTGATTACCAGGGTATTTTTGTATTTCTTCTAAATCTTCGTTTGATAAATATGGAAATTGTTTTTTAAGTTCAGATAAAGATATATTTTTAACTTCACCTACGTAATACAAGTCATCAAAGTTTGGATCTTCAGTATATGAGTAAACTAAGCTAGATGGATCTACATAATCTATAGTTACACCTTCAGATCTATTCCAATTAGTTTTAACAGCAGCAATACCTAATACAGCTAAATCATAATTTAATCTTCTTCTTATTAAATCGTATTTATTTTTATCTAGTATAGTATTAATTACTTCTTCTTCAGCTACTTCAACAGATTGCTTATAGTTCATCTGCATATGTAACTCTAGTTCTTCTTCGTCTACAGGTGCATTTTGTTGATCTTTATTAAAGAAAAGATCCATACCTGTTACTTCTTTTATTTTACCTATAAATTCTTTAGCATTTATATCTACTAGTATGTTTTCAGCATATTTAGTTCTTTTCTTTACTGATGTAGGATCTTCTGCTATAGCTTTTATTTCATAATTTCTTTGTGAAATACCATTAACTACAATGTCAACAAATTTAGGTATAACTGGTACTGGCTTCCAGTCTAAATTTAAATAACTTAAATCACCATTAATAGATAATTCATCTTTATATTTCTGTACTGATTGTTCACCTCTAGCATATAACCTAAGTCTATGGAAATTATTATAGTTAGTATTAAATCTATCATACCAACCTCTATCATTTCTAAACCACTCTGATTCTATTGCTCTACCAACTCTTAAACCGTAGTCATAAGTAGCTTTTTCAGCATCAGGTACTACCTGACTAGGAAAAGAACTGTTTGGATTTGCATTTGGAATTATACTCATTTATTTTATTTTTGAAACATAACCAGTATTGTCATATCTTTTTATACCTAAATTAATAGACTTAGTTTGTCTTTGTGCTACTGGCACATATCTGTTTTTATTACATGCCATAATAGCTAGGCCAGAACTAATAGAAGCATCGTATTTTGTTCTATTATTTATATCAAACTTAGCCCAGTCTTCTAATGTTTTTTGATGATACATATCGCCAAAACCATATTCGTTTTGACCTACATATTCTTCTATATAACTTTCTATAGCAGCCGCGTGTGCTTGCTTAATATCTTCACTTGTGTTTGGTATACCACCTATTTCTTTTTCTGTTGGTGATAGTTTATTCCATATTTTATCAGGTCGGTTCATGCTAAAACCACGGTAACCTCTTCGCTTTAAATAGTATAAAAGCCTTGGCTTGTTGTTTTCTGCTAGTATTGGCATACCATAAAATACTAAAGCCATAAGTACATCTTCAAAGAATATCTCAGCGGTTTGTGGTCTTGCTACATATTCTAAGAAGAAATGATTTGGAGGAGCGTCTTCCATTGAGAACTTAGTAAGCCCATGAAGTGCACCATTAGATCCTTTACCGTCAACAGTGCCTGATATGTCATAACTGTCACAACCAAACGCTCCAATATGTTCATTTCCAGGGTATTTCGCTCCATTTTTTATAATCACTCGGTTTTGTAAACTTTTAGGTGGCACCCAAGATATTAGAAATCTACCATCTTTGTGAGGGTTAAATATAACTCTTGTATCTTTTACACCTGCTTGCCACATGAAACTACCTCTAGTCACATTAGCAACATTACGCATTTCTTCGTTATAATCTATTTGCGCGTATATCTTAGTTAAGTTAAATAAACTATTTTTAGTTTCATCTCTAAAAGCATGTTGCTCTGTTCTTGGAAATTGCCTATAGTATTCATTTAAACTATCACTATCACCTTTTAATCCATCAACTTCGTTTTCCCAGTGCTCGATAACCCCTGTTTCAACTGGGACATTATCAGCTCCGAGGACTTTATCTTTTGGCGTTGTGAATACAGGAAGTCCAAAAGAATCCATGAATCCTTCGTAGTTCCATTCCATAGGTATGAACAAAGAGTAGAGTCCAGAAGATGTCTGTCCATTTCTATTTCTTTTTGTAACGTCTGAAGCGTAGTAAAGTTTTTTGAAGTTTTCTCCACCTTTGTCTAAAGCATTTGATGTTGAGCCCATCATACATTTACCTACAATCCTTGATCCTAGTCTTAATGTAGTTTTTGTAACTCTCCAGTTATTTAATATGTTATCAGGTCTCTCCCATTTACCACTTTCATCGTGTGCTAATAGTTTTAGCTTTTCACCATCGTAAGAGTTATCACCTGTATTTTTCCAGTCAATAGTTGTATCAAGACCTTGTATGTCTAAAGACTTAATATTCTCTTCAAGTTTTCTTCTAGTAAGTTTCGATGCCGGAACACGATATGCCAGTTCAGTCTTCGGCCTGTCCATACCATCTTGTATTGGCTTGAAGAAAAACGGATAGTTAACGGATATTGGTACAACTTTATCTGTAAACATTTTCTTTGCATCAGCTCCTGTTTTGGAGAGTATACCAAATCTTGAATCACTTGAGATCGTTGCCAAGTTAACAAGTTCTGCTGATGACATAAAGGAGAAACCAGACCGTCTGTTTTTAAGATAGCACATCCCGTAACATCTGTTATCCGCCTTGCAGGCCTCCCAGAATATAAAGAATAATCTGTTTGCTTCTCTATAATCGGGTGCACCAACATCGATTTTTGACCACTGCAAGTACATGTAATGAGTACCAGTAATATAAGTGCTATTGCCGTTGTTGCTAAACCAAAAACCAGTTTCACGTCTTCTAAATTCTTCATCTATATAATCGTACCACTTTTCTTTAAAATCTGTAGGATACTCTTCCCAGTCAAATCTAGTTTTTATCCTTTGTAATTCTTTTGGGTATTCAAACTTTTCCCAGTATTGTTTCTTTTTATCTTCGCTTCGTTTATAGCATTTATCTTCTGCTGGTAAAGCAATGCGTAAGTTTTGTATTTCAATGACCTGTCCAATTTTACCTGTTTTACTTATACAAATAAAATCATATTCTTTATTGTAACCATACTCCCACTTCTTATACCTATTTTGTTTTTTAAGGTATTTAGGATTTATAACATCTTTTACTTCTTTCCAAAGTGTTTGCTCGTAACTCACTTACTCCTCCCTTCAGCAAAACCTTTAAAACTTCTTTCTTCTTTTTTCTCTACAGTTTTACCAGTTAATATAGCTTCTTCTTCTTCAATACGTTGTAGTATTTCAAAAGCGTCCATAATACAAAGCTTTTTAGTTGCTGCAGCATTTTTAAGGCGGTCTGCAGATACATCATCATCAGTATGTGTGATGATTTTCTCTTCAGCCACTTTAATTAACTCATCAACTGCTTTTCGCCCAGCTTGGATTATATTCTTCCTCGTTTCCTTCGTATTCATGGGTTATAGCTATATCATTAGATTTCATACAATAAAGTCGCTCACCTTCTATAATAAACTCAAACTCTGAGTATGGTGTAAATACCACAAGCGCTCCAGGGTTTAATCCTACGCGCTCTAACGACTTATTAGAGTATTTTAGTATACCAAAATGCTCTTTTTCTTTTTTGTTTATTAGAGTGTTTATTTCTTTTATTGGTGAAACAAAACAATACTCTAAATGTGGTTTAAGGTTATACATATATATTTGTTCAGGGTATGCAAAGTATAAATCATCTTTAAAAAACGTAGCAGAGTTTTTCTCATTACCACGCATATCATACCACCTTCTAAATATATTATGATGAACATATACTTCATCACCTACTTTTATATCAGTATCAAAAGCTGCAGGAGTAGAAACTACTACAGCTTTTTTACTAACAAACCTGTGATCTTCAATATTAGTATTAATGATAAGTGTTTTATCATCTACTTTTCTTATATTATCATACCTTTCTTCCTTTGGTTTGATAATAAATGAATATAGGCTTTTCATTAATAATTTAAATCGTACTCTACAGAAACTGCCATATTGCGATTAAACTTTTTCCAAGGTAATATTTCCTTGTTTTTAGTTATATAAATATTATATGAGTGATCCTTGTCACTAAATAATATATCGCAAATGTTATGTCCACCATATACTTCTTGACCTACAGAATAATGCATTGCATCGTTCTTATAGTCAGATCCAATACTGATCTTACGTATTACATTAGACATGACTTACCGCTACTTCTTCTTCCTCTTCTTCTTTTATTTCTGTATAAGTACCATCTTCTAAATTAATATTGATAGCACCATATGATTCTTCAAGTTTACTTTTAAATTCTTCTACATCTTGGTTAACGCCTGCTAACTCGTGTAACAGCCCGTGCTTTTGACTTTCTAAATAACCTAGTTGGTGTAGTATTGAATTTATTTTCTCTTGTTGATCTTTTATTGTTTTAAGTTCTTCTTCTTTTACTTTCATTTGATTAAATTAAATTGATTTGATTTTTTTACTCAGGATCTTCCGGTGTCCACTCTGGAGTGGCTAGCAAAGCTAAAATACCAGCATGGTCGTAAGTCTGAACAGGCACCAACGATGAGTTAGTAATAAAGCTTGGCTCTACCTGATAAGACAAAACACCCTGCGTGTTAGCCACGTTTCTTCTCATAGTTTGAGCAGAAGACTGATTTACTTGACTGAACAAAACAGCGTTTGTATCAGACAAGTTTATTACTGCATAAGTTGTTGCCATTGTTTAATTGTTATTTGTTAATTACTTGTTATTTATATATTTACTTATTTTAAAATCTTTTTACTATGAAGGTACATCTATTTCTCTATCGTCATAACTCATATTCACTGAAAAGCTATTATTACTAGAGTTAGGTGCATTACCAGTTAAGTTAGCATCTATAGCCATATTAGTAGAAGTTCCATTAGCAGTTGAATTAGGTGCATCACCTATAAGTGCATTAGCATCCATACCAGAGCTAGTACCGTTATTAGTACCTATTAAATCAGGGCATATCCAACTGCTGCCATTAAAATAACTATCACTACCTAAACTCCACCAAGCTATTGGGCTAGGATTAAAACTAGATAAATCACCTGGCACACCACTATTATATAGTTTTTGAACTTCTGTAGATGTTAGTTCTTCATTAAATATTGAAATATTAGAAAGTTTGCCATCCATAACATCTACTGCACCAGTTCTTGCCCCTATTTCAAAATCTTCAGAATTAGATACACCTCCACTATTTGAACCTGAACCTGTAAAAGTTTCTGTTGCTCCATTTAAATATAAATTAATACCTCCTGTTGTTCCACTTCCATCATAAGTTAAAACAACATTGTACCAATTATTTAAACTTAAAACAGTGTTTCCAGTTGCACTTAAATTACCTGTGCCTTGTAATAGGAATTTTAACTTATTTGCAGCATTAACATAAAGTTGATAACCTACAAATGAACTATTCATTTTGCCAACAATAGTATTACTTTTAGTAGAATTTAAATAAAACCAAGATGAAATACTAAATGCATCTGTTCCGCTTTGGTCTAAAATATTACCACAATCTATATAATCGTTTACAGCGTCAAAACTTAAACTATAGCTATTATACGGTACTTGGCGAGTAAGGGTGGATGTAACTAAATTAGAGGTGTCCATACCTGAACTCTCACCGTTTAATGCAGAAACATTGTTATTAACAAGGTTCTGCTCTGTCATTCCTGAACTTTCACCTGCTTCTGTACTTACAAAAGTATTTACTTTAGTTGCTCCATTATTAGTACCGTTTTTACTTCCTACACTGTCTTGAATACCAGTAGTTAAATTATCTAATTTCCACCAGGCGACAGGAGAACCTGATATACTAGTTTCAGGCGTTCCATTATTGTAAATAGCTGTTATAGTTGCAGGATCTAGAACAGTATTGTAAATAGCAGCATTTGAAAGTTTACCAAGAAAAAAACTACCTGTATCTTGGTATGAGCCTATTGTTAATTGTAAACTAGCTGCTTTAGTTCTTGAGCTTCCTATTACTGTTTCTGTAAGTTGTCCATCAAAGTATTGCTTTATGGTGTTTGTTGATTCTTCATACGTAAAAGCTATATGATGCCAAGTGTTTTCTGTAAGTCCTACAACGTTAAAACCTGTATCTGCCGTTAAAGTTCTTGTTTTTCTCATTGTTTTTACACTACCATATCTATTAATAGCAATATCAAATCCTGCTTTTGTACTTGAACCAGAATTACTAAAAACATAATCTGTATTTGTTCTTGTGTCAGATGTATTAACCCAAATACAAGCTGATAAATCACCATTATCATAATCACTAAAAGCTGGTATGTTAACAGAGCTGCTTGTACCGTTAAAATCTAAAGCACTATCCCAATTTGCAGGATATTTCTGATTCTCTACACTCCAATTAGTACCATCAAACTTTTCATTATCATTTAGTTTATACCACGCTTTTAAGCTATCAGAAGCTACAGAAGTTGTTAGGGGTGTTCCGTTATTGTATAGTGTTTCTATTGAAT